TAATCTGCTGATTCCAATACTCGCCTTGCAAACTGTTCTCGGGCCTCAATGTAACTACATTCAGACTTGCTTTTGCAATAGTAGAGTATCTCTCTGGAGAAGTTTTCGGTGCCTAGTTTGATTACGTCTGCGGTCAATTCTGGGCTTGACCCATAATACTCACGCCAGTCTGAGTCGACTTTTGTGCGTATCTTTTTCCGCTTTTTTATGCCGTTCTTTTGATTTACTGTCTTGTACGTTGTTTTACTAAATTTTGCTAATTTTTTGCCTATGTACTTGCGTCCAGATAGATTATTTGTGATCTGATAAACAAATCCCACACATTCTTCGGGCAGTGTCTCAACTGGGGTGTCTTGATAAAGCCATGTCATTTGTGTCTGGGAATTGCCTTTCGTGCTATAGTTATGCCTTGTGTTCAAAGTTCACGTAAAAAGTTGCCTCTTCTACCACAGTGTTGGGGGACACTGTGACAGCGTATTGTATAAAATTGCTGATATCTGTTAAATCAATACCGTTTCCAGTCCAGTTGGGTCTGCTACGGCTTAGTTCTGTATCCAATCGATCAGGTGTGATCAAAGTAGTTTTAAATTTCACTTGATTTTGCTTGAATGATTGTGTGCCCTGCCTGCTGGCATGACTCAGTGCAGCCTTGGCCACACGATATGTTTCAAATCTGGGTTCAGGTGCTACAATGTGTTGCTCACCCACCGAACCAATGTTGAAAATCCACCCTGACTTGCCGGCTTTTTTCCATGCATCATACACAGCAAAATATATCTGTGCTTGCCCAAAGTCAGCCCACAACTCCTGTGGAGGCCCGTCAAATGCATTGTTTACAAACACATCGTATTCTAAACTCAGTGTAGCAATTTCATTGGTGTTGAGATTGATGTCAAATCCATTGCTACGACTAGCACTATCAGCGCCAAACTCATCTACTAGATGTTTGCCCAGTCCTCTATTACCACCTGTTACTAACATTTTCATCTTGTGGATCCTCCTTGATCCCATACTTTTGTAAACTTCTGACCACAAGTCATTGCACATTCAAACAGTCTATCACCGTTGTTGAATGATGCCTCTAGATCCTGCCAAAACTCATTGGCAAATATTTCTGGCAGCGTTCGGTGCTGTATGTTCAAATTGTCCAGCCCATAGCGTTGTAAAAATTCTCGCACTTGATTTTTTCCGTTGATCATGCTCAATGGATTTGCCCCAGGCATACTGCCGTCTCTAAATCTTGCATCATACAAATTGTGATTGAAAAAGTTGCAGGGCAACACAACACCTTCAGCATTGATCGCTACTTTGTGACCTATTAATGCATCGCATGTTATAGGCGTAGTGTCAAAATATTCTTTGATATTGATGTATTGTTTCTTCAGTTCAGGCAACGATTGCATACTGCGATTTTGATAACTTTCATCAATGGGCGGCTGTAATGTGTATTCAGCACCGGCCACTGGCCAAGAATCCATTTCAGTCATAGTAGCATGATTTAAAAATCTACCAGTCTTGCGTATCAACACATTGTGGAAGCCCATGTCTTGTCCTAACTGTTTGACCAAATCAACTTGATGTTCATTGTGACGAAACACAATAAAATTCCATTGTGCCCGACCTCCAGCCTTTATAAAAGCCTGTGCATTGCCAATGGCCTTGCTGTATTTTACATTCTTTCTGTATAAATGTAAAGTGTCTTCCAGTCCATCTATGCCAAAATCAATCTGCCCATGGCCATTTATAATACCAGCCATTTCTGTCCAGTAGTCAGGATCATGTGCTCCGCCATTGGTGTGTATATACAACCACAGTGTGGGACTTTTATGTCTAAAGTCACGCAAGATTTCCAAAAAGTCTGGATGCATTATGGGATCGCCATAACTGCCACAGAAAAACACTTGACGCAGTCGTTGGCATAATTCTGTGTCAAACGCTTGGTCAATTGCGGCACGTGGCAAGTGCATCAACGGCATGTAAGGATTGATGCCTGCACCATTCAAGTTTCTAGGACATTGTGGGCAGGCAGCATTGCAATAAGATGTAATTTCAATCTGATACTCGGAAACATTGTGATAATTAAATGTCATGTGAGTATTTTGAATTTTTGTCCAGACAATGCCAACAAGCAATAACGTTCTTCTATTGTTAACTCGCTGTTGTTGTAATCAAAGTTTTGGAGATTGACCTGGTCCAGGTATGTGGCAATAGGCATGAACCTTTGATTTTCTTCAAGCCACTGCTCATAATAAGTTTGACAGTCTGCAGATATTTTTAAATTTACCCTGCTCAGTGCTGCGGCAAAATCTTCCCAGCCACCAAGTATGTTTTTCAATGCAAGTTGATCAGAGCTGTAGTTTCTTGGTTGCAGCAAATTTTGTGCATAGTTAAAACAGTCAAATTTATACAGTATTTCTGGATCGGATATTTTTGATGCCAACACATGATAGTTAGGCAATAAATTTTTAGCTCTTGAATTTTTGTGCAATCCTGCTTGAACCACAAATGGCATTTGTTCTGCTTTTACAGTGATATCAACCACTGGATACGAAAAATCAAAATAACAATGAGTCTTCAGCAGCCATTGCGCATGCACATTGTCAGATTCCAACTGCCGAAGCTGTTCAAACAGTGCAGTTTGATCAACATCAAATGCATGCATCAATGACATTTCTGCAACTTGATTGTATTTGAAAGACTTACAATATTGATAATCAATTTGACTTTGTCCGTCGTTAAGTGCGATGTATTTGTTTTGACTTTGTAAACTGGGATCTGAGTCCAACAGCAGTTTCAGCACAGTATCGCCGGCCATACCCGAAGTCCAACGCAATAATTTTATTGACATACAACCACTGTGTCATCCACTATGACACCTCCTAACAAGTTGGCTATATCAACAGAAGAATACTTGAGTCGATGAAATTCAAATCTAGACAATGGCAAAGTCACAATGACTTTTTTGGCAAAAGTTTTGTATTTTTTGATGTCTGCAGCAATTTCTTGCCAGGACCGATACTTTATAAAAAATGCTGTGTGTAAAATCAACAAGTTTGTAGGTGCAAGTTTTTGTATCACATAGTCCAGGATATCAGGCTGTGAAGTAGAAGCAAAAATTGTATTTGGCTTCCACTCAATGTCACAGTGAGAAAACATCTTTGGTTCAATGTATGTGGCAGAAAAATTCAGCCTTGGACCACCGCTAAACAACACTGTTGTAGAGCCAGGATCCATGTGATCTGACACATAGCTCAAAACAGTAATTGGCATAGCATACAAGTTGATCTCGTATTGTTCTTTGGCATGCACAGGATCAGAACTAATTTCACTGTGAATTTTTGTGAGTATTTTCATTGATAAAATAAAATCGAGTCAGAGGATGTATCCAATTGAATCGTTGTCCGCCATCAACAATGCCGCTGTGATAACGAATCACAGGATAACGCATGTGCGAAACTACAAAATCATATATGGCAGCATCGTAGTTGGGATTCACTGGATCTAGTGCGCATGGATCTAATAAAAATTTATTTAATGCCAAATACAAGATGCCACCAGGTTCCAACCGGTCTAGTTCCTGATTACAAACTTCAACCACATGATCCAGTTTGAATGGCGATTTCATCAAGTAGATGCACATCTCTCCTTGGTCACTTTTCCGACCAACAACTAATTCCACATGTTTTGAATCGCCAACATATCGTATTTTTTGAATATTGTGATATTCAACAAAGTTCAGCAGTTCTTGGTCTTGTAAAACTATGTCTCCGCCATACCACTTCAACTGTTGTTTGCGCAGTTTGTGCCAGTTCAACTGATCTTGTAAACTAGAATTATTATCCAATTTCAACATCCGTACTGTAACTAGTAAAGCCGTTTTCTTTCACAACTTTGAGAATATTTTCTACACGCCCTGCCAGTTCATCCCTGTGCGATACAAGCCAGATGCTCTTGTGTCGTTCACGGGTCATCTTCTTCAACAAGGCCAAACTAGCTTCAACACCCTGTGTGTCCAAGCCGGAGTCAATCATTTCGTCAATGAACAAGATGTTGATGGGGTGATACAAACTTTCCCACACATCACGGAATGCCCATGACATGCTCAAGATCAATCTATTGCGTTCACCACGACTCAAATTATCAAAGTCCAGTTCACGCCCTAGTTCTTCAATGCTCACACTCAAGTCGTTTTGAAACTTCACAGTGTGTGGCAGTCCAATACGATCCAAGTAGTGAGTAAGGCGTGCGTTCAAATAACTCAAGTTTTGATCAATGATCTTCTTGCGAACAAAACTGTCCTTGCTGGTTAAAAGTTTTAACAAGAACTCTTGATGATCTTGCACTTTGGTCAGTTCGTTAATCTTATTGTAGTCAACCACTTGCAAGGCTTGTTGTTGCATGTCTTCGATCTGTTCGCTGTAAGGATCAGTTTCAGCATGCTTGTTGGTAATCTGTTGTAGCAAGTTGTTGACTTGTGTAGAGTGCTTGATGGCCTGTGCTTCTGTATCGTAGTGCGTGACAGGCTGTGTGCCCAGTTCCACATTCACATGCCCTACAAGTTGTTCGACATAAGGGTCAGTCTCGGCCTGTTTGGCCGAGATCTTTTGCTGTATGTTTTCAAGTTCACTGCTGTGACGAATGGCTTCTGCTTCAGTCTGGTAATGTGTTGTAGGCTTGGCACCTAGCTCACCCAAAGCCTTAAGTGCATCTGTATTTTCCAACCACTGGCCATTTGTGGCCAAGGCTTGTAGCGCAGATTCTTGTAAACTCTTGCGTTTGGATTCCAGCACTTGCTCGTGCTTGGTATCGTGCATTTCCTGTCCACAGGCATAGCACTTGTGATCTTCTAACTGTGCAATTTCTGCTTTTAGTTTTTCAATGATCTTTTGTTCTTTGACTTCATCTGTGACACAGCGAGCAATGAGTTTTTCAAGGTCAGCAATATCTTTGGCTCGTTGATTGTATGCAGCCAAGTCTTGATGTGCTTGAAGTTCAGCAGCAATATCAATGTGACTGAGTTGATTGTAACTGGCTTGCAATGCGTCAATGTCTTTGGTTTGTGTTTGTTGCCATGCTGTTTGGTACGCCAACAATCGACCGTGTGCATCTGCTGCCTTCTTGCGTTCAGTCCACAAGGCCAGTTCTTTGTGTGCCAACAACTCTGCTTCAATGTTGACTTTGGCCAGCTCATCGTACTGGCCCACAAGATATGCAAGGTCACTGTCGTATTTCTTTTGCCACAGACCTTGACGTCTGCGTAGACTTTCAATTTGTTCTTCAATGCGTTTGTTGGCTTCTTGCACAGCACGAACTCTAAACTCTTCAGCTGTGATTGAATCTTTGGTGGCTTTGTTTAGTTCTTTGATGCGTTCAGCACGTTCACTCAACACAGTGATGCCCAACAACTGCTCAATTATGGTGCGCTGTTCATTGGCCTTCAAGCTCAAAAACGGTTCTGTATATGTGTTCAGTGCCAGGATGTGCTTGAACATGTCATGGCTCATACCAAACACACGCTCAATAGCATCCTGTGTTTCACGACTGTCGCCCTGTGCATCATCCGTGGCAGTTTGTTCTTCGCTGTCCACATAAAAGCGCAACACATTGGGTTTGCGCCCACGTTCAATCTTGTATGTTTTACCATTGACAGAAAAGTCAAGACTTACCAACATGCCTTTGCCATTGGTTTTGTTTACTAGATTGTCCTTGCGAATATTGCTGAGTGCTTGCCCATACATGGCATAACTCAAGGCATTGATAATTGTGGTCTTGCCTGTGCCGTTGCGGCTTCCGTCACCGCCCAAGTCTAAGTTCTCGCCTAATACTAAAGTAAGGTCTTGACGATCAAAGTCAATACCTTGTGTGGCGTTGCCCACACTCATAAAATTCCGAACAGTAAGGTTTTTTATTTGAATCATATATCTTTATTATACACGTATCCCATGGCTTTTGCAATCTCAAAATGAGATTCAGTAAAATTTTGATTTCTCAAAGTATCAAAGTGCTTGCACAGTTTTAAGAACTCTTGCCCATCTGAATCAGGAGTAGATGCGATGTAGCTTAGGATATGTTT